TGGCTATTCCGTGTGTGGAGAGGCCGACCATCCAGATGATTTAAAGATAAACCTAGATAGGGTTTCTCATATGATTACAAACATGTGGATGGATGGCCCAAATGGCTATGGAAAATTAAAAATATTACCAACACCAATGGGACAACTAATAAAAACAATGCTGGAAAGTGGTGTTAAATTAGGCGTCTCATCCAGAGGTAGTGGTAATGTTAGCGATAATGGGTCAAACGAAGTATCAGATTTTGAAATTATAACAGTTGATTTTGTGGCAACACCGTCAGCGCCAGGGGCATATCCAACACCAATATATGAACACCTTATGAATTCAAGGGGTGGGCATAGTGCACTACGTTTGGCACAAGAAGTAAAAGGTGACCATAAAGCACAACGTTTCATTAAGGATTCCTTAATGGGAATTATTACAAATCTCAAATGATGAATATGTTTGACAAAAGAATTACTAGTAATAGTAAACGTATGGAAATACATACACATCTCAAAATTAATCCATTAGCAATAATGGGTAAACAAGAAAGGAGAATCACATGTTAGATGTTTTAAACAAACTTTTTGAAAATAATGTGGTATCTAGTGAGATAAAAGAGTCAATTGAGACAGCTTGGACTACTCGTATTAACGAGAATAGAGAACAAGTTGCACAACAATTACGCGAAGAATTTGCCCAAAAATATGAACACGATAAAAATACAATGATTGGCGCAGTGGACAGAATGATATCTGAACAATTAGCTAATGAAATCGTGGAATTTGCCGATGATCGTAAACAACTAGCAGAAATGAAAATCAAATATGCTAGAAAAATGACCGAAGGCGCTAATGTCATGAAACAATTTGTTACTAGACAATTGGCGGAAGAAGTTAAAGATTTACATGAGGATCAAAAACAAATAGCTAAAAAATTTCTCTTATTGGAATCTTTCGTAGTTGAAGCTCTCGCACGAGAAATTACAGAATTCTATACCGATAAAAAAGAAGTGACTGAAACTAAAGTTAAAATCCTTAGAGAAGGTCGTAAAGAAATCAAAAAAATTAAAGAACAATTTGTTCAACGTGCCGCAGTTTTAGTTGAAGGTTTAGTGAAAACTGGCCTTAAAACAGAATTAACAGCATTGAAAGAAGATATTGAAGCAGCTCGTAGGTCAGAATTTGGTCGCAAGTTATTTGAAGCATTTGCGTCTGAATATCAATCTAGCTATTTAAATGAGAAATCTGAAACAGCTAAATTACTTAAAGTAATTGATATAAAAGACCAAGCTATGCAAGAAGCCGCTCATGCAGTTATTACAGCTGAGAAAATACTTGAAAGCAACCAAAAAGAAATACAAGCTCTTAAAGAATCACGCGTTAGAAAAGATATCATGACTGAATTGTTAGCTACTCTAAACCATGAGCAACGTTCAATAATGGGTGAATTAATGGAAGGCGTAAAAACCTCCAAACTAAATGAAAGTTTTGAAAAATATCTACCATCAGTAATTGGCGGTGCGGTAGTAAAGAAAAAACAAAAATTAGTTGAAACAAAAGAAGTATATGGAAATAAAACTTCCACAACACAACGTAACAGCGAAACGGATTCAAATATTGTTGATATTCGTAGACTCGCTGGGCTTTAAATTTAAGGAGAAATTAAATGTCAGAATTGCTTAATGGTCGTTGGGCCGAAACTAAAGAAGCCCTGTTAGAAGGTCTACAGGGTACAAAAAAATCAGTAATGGGTGTAACTTTAGAAAACACTCGTAAACACCTTATGGAAAGCGCCACTGCTGGCGGCACTTCAGCTGGTAACGTAGCTACACTTAACCGTGTAATTCTACCTGTTATCCGTCGTGTAATGCCAACCGTTATCGCTAACGAATTAGTTGGTGTTCAACCAATGACTGGCCCAGTTGGCCAAATCCACACATTACGTGTTCGTTATTCAGATTCTTCAACTCAAGTAACTGCTGGTGAAGAAGCATTGTCACCATTCAAAATTGCTGAATCTTATTCAGGTAATGACTCATCTCCAGCGGCAGCAGCTTCAACTGCTAGTTTAGAAGGCCAAGCTGGTAAAAGATTGAGCATCCAAATCTTGAAACAAACCGTTGAAGCTAAACCTCGCAAATTGTCTGCTCGTTGGACATTTGAAGCAGCTCAAGATGCTCAAGCACAACAAGGTATTGATATTGAAGCTGAAATTATGGCAGCATTAGCACAAGAAATTACTGCTGAAATTGACCAAGAAATCATCGGGTCTTTGATTAGCTTAGCCGGCACTGCTACTCAAACATATGACCAAGCACAAGTATCAGGCACTGCAACTTTTGTTGGTGATGAACACGCAGCTCTAGCTATTCAAATCAACCGTGTTGCTAACTTAATCGCACAACGTACTCGTCGTGGCGCTGGTAACTATGCAGTTGTAAGCCCATTTGCCTTAACTGTTTTACAATCAGCTACTACTTCAGCATTTGCTCGCACAACTGAAGGCACTTTCGAAGCACCAACTAATACTAAATTTGTTGGAACTTTAAACAATGCTTTAAAAGTATATGTAAACAGCTATGCTCAAGATAGCACTCCTATCTTAGTTGGTTATAAAGGCCAATCTGAGTCAGATGCCCCTGCATTTTATTGTCCATACATTCCATTGATGTCAAGTGGTGTTGTTCTCGACCCTTCTACTTTTGAACCAGTAATATCGTTTCTTACTAGATACGGTTATGTGGAACTTAGTAATTCTGCAAGCTCTTTGGGTAATGCTGGTGATTACCTAGGTTTAGTTGCTATCAACAGCGCAAACGTAAAATTTAGCTAAAATTATTTTTAATTAAATTAAGATAGACCAAAAAACCACCTTCGGGTGGTTTTTTTGTGCCTACTAGATTAATACATATCCCAAAAATTTGCTTGTCTTTTGTTTTTAAATGTTTCTCTTATTTGGTCTCCATTGTTATAATTCTTGTCGCCATATTTTTCCAATTTAGTATTGGCCACCTTATCGACAATTTCCGCCACTTTGGAGGCATCTTCATATAATTCTTTATGGGCTGCCTTTGCTTTTTCTGTCTGTCCCGTATTTTTAACGCCATAAACTCTAAGATTGGTTTCTTCTCGTTTTTTGTTAGTGGCTATCTTTTCTTCAAGAGTGGTTTTTGATTTGGTAGATGAAACATTTTTGCTAACTTGTTCTCTAGTACATTGGCAAGAATTGGCTTTGCCACAATTTCTATAACCATCCACTAGTGATGTAAATTTCCTAGCATTGCTGTATTGGCATATATTTTCACCTTGATGTAAAAAATTGTAAACTTTTTCCGGTATGGTATCACCAAAACTTTCCATTATGCCATCCATTATTTCTGGTGTTTTCTTAATTTTGGCTGAAACTTGTTTTGGATTTGTATTTTCTATTATTTGAATGATTTGTTCTTTAATGTTCATGATATTTTAACTATATGGGTGAATGTTGTCTATTGATGCAACAAATATGTCATATATGTCATAATCATTAGCAATGCGGTTTCTATTGAATTCCCCACACTGGTATGAGTAATAAAAATCCAAAGTAATGCCAAAAACATCAAAACCAAGATGTGATGGAAGCGGTATATCCATTCCTATTTTTGCGCCAGTTAATTTCAAAAATAAATCTAAAAAGTATTCATATTCATTAAATGATTTTATCACGGTGCCGCCTAACCGTTGATATTCAGCCCAAAATTCAGCATCGACAGCAGTCGTCGAGTATTGCACGGGCGGCAAGTAAATCCCCGCCTCAGTTTTCTTTCCATACGTCCCTGCCAGTTCAACAGTGATGTTGGGATTCTTAGGATGCTGCAACACAATACCGTTTGGTAAACGGCAACCAATGAGAATAGTTTCCTTTGCCATGATGCCCTTTCAAGGAGCGGTTTTAGCCGCGCTGAGGACCGATGTATCGGCCTCCTGTTGTCTGTTACATATTGCTGCGAATTTGCCGGATGCAATCATCGATCGTCATTCCTTTATCTTCCATTTGCTTTAGAAGATTGAGAATAGCGATAAGCGATGCTTTCGGGATGTTGGCAAGAGTTGCCGCTGTACTTACCATGTCTTTTGGC